TGCTGGTAATGATGGTAGTGATGGTAGTGATGGAGGTACTGGACCTACTGGGCCTGCTGGACCTACTGGACCTGCTGGTGGTTTTACTACTAACTCCGATGCTCAAGTTAATTCATTAGGCGTTGGTACTGCTGGATCAACAACTGCAGGTGAGATTAGGGCAACAAATAATATTACTGCTTTCTATTCAGATGAGAGATTAAAAAATGTTCTTGGTGAAATAGATAATGCATTAGAGAAAGTAAAAGAATTACGAGGTGTTTACTTTGAAGAAAATGAAACTGCAAAATCTTTAGGTTACAATAATGATAAAAGACAAGTAGGAGTAATCGCACAGGAAGTAGAAAAAGTATTACCAGAAGTGGTAACTGAAGCACCGATAGATAACAAATATATAACAGTTTGGTATGATAAGTTAGTTCCTTTATTGATTGAAGCAATAAAAGAATTATCAGCGAAAGTAGAGGAACTAGAAATTAAACCAAATAGAAAATTAGACTTAGGTGAACAAGGTTTTAGTCCTGAAGATTTAAAAAAAGAGGAATAAAATATGGCTGTGCCAAATTCAAAATCAACTTTAAAAGAATATTGTCTAAGAGCATTAGGTAAACCTGTTATTGAAATAAATGTAGATGATGACCAGGTTGATGATAGAATAGACGAAGCACTACAATACTTTGCTCAATATCATTATGATGGTGTTGAAAGAATGTATATGAAATATCAGGTAACTGCTGATGATATTACAAGGGCAAGAGCAAATGAAACTGTAGGCACTGGTACTGAGGGTCTTGTTTCTAACACCTTTAGTAATCAAAAAAACTTTATCGTAATGCCATCTGCTGTTTTATCAGTAATGAATATATTTAATTTTAATGATAAGTCAAATTTAAATATGTTTGATATTAGATATCAAATGAGATTGAATGATCTCTATGATTTTTCCTCTACCTCAATTATACATTATGAAATGACAATGAGACATCTAGATTTTCTAGACCATATTCTCATTGGTGAAAAACCAATCAGATTTAATATGCATAATAATAGATTGTATATTGGTATGGATTGGGCAAATGATGTTGCTGCTGGTGAATACTTAATTATAGAATGTTATAGAAAATTAGACCCAGATACATATACAGATATCTATGATGATATGTTCTTGAAAAGATATACGACTGCTTTAATTAAGCAACAATGGGGTGCTAATTTATCAAAATTTCAAGGTATTCAAATGTTAGGTGGGGTATCTCTGAATGGCGAACAAATATATACACAAGCTCTAGATGAAAAAAATAAACTAGAGGAAGAAATAAGAAATACTTTTGAAACACCTATCAGTTATATGGTAGGATAAAATGCCAACTAATGTTTATTTCGATCACGGTAATCAGAACGAACAGCGTCTTTATGAAGAATTAATCATAGAGCAATTAAGCATTTATGGTCAAGATGTTTATTACTTACCTAGAACTTTAGTAAATGAAGATAGTATATTAGGAGAAGATACTTCAGCGAAATTTACTGCAGCATATATTATGGAAATGTATGTTGAAAATACAGATGGATTTGCTGGTGAACAAGAAATAATTAGAAAGTTTGGTTTAGAATTACGAGATGATATATCTTTAGTAGTTTCTAAAATGAGATGGGAACAAGTTTTACAATCAGAAAATAATTTGATTGAAACTTCAAGACCTAATGAAGGCGATTTAGTATGGTTTCCTAGAGTAAATGCTTTCTTTGAGATACAGTTTGTTGAACACGAACAACCATTTTATCAGGTAAATGATCTTCCTGTTTACAAACTAAGATGTACTAAGTTTGAATATTCATCTGAAGAAATTAGTACAGGCATTTCTGATATTGATGCGACTGAAGATGACTTGTCAACAAATATGCTTGACTATCAAATTAGTCTTGAGGCAGGGTTGGCAGCTGGTGCTATAATGATGGAATCTGATATACCTGGTGAAACAAACTTTATTTTACTTGAGACTGCACCTGCTGAACTTGGTACGCAACAAATTGTGGATCAAAGTCATAAGTTTGAGGCGGCTGCGGGTACTACAACACCTAGTGATACCTCAGACGATATATTAGACTTCAGCGAAAGAAATCCATTCGGTGAGGCCGATGAACACTTTGGGAAGGACTTTTAATGTTCGGTCAATATTTTTATAATAAACATTTAAGAAATACTGTTATTGCATTTGGTACAATATTTAATACTATCGGTGTAAGAAGATATGACTCTAATGGTAATGCCGTATCAAGTTTAAGAGTACCATTAATGTATGCACCAAGAGAAAAGTTTTTAGCCAGACTACAACAACAAACCACTTTAGGTTCTGGCAGTGAAGAACGAGTTGCAATCACTCTACCTCGATTGAGCTTTGAAATGACTGGGATCTCTTATGATCCCGGTCGTAAGATTAATAAAAACTTAAAATATAAAAAAGCAAAAAGTGCTGATGATGATAAAGTCTTTACACAATTTGCACCTGTACCTTATAATATGGGTTTTAATTTATATTCTTTTACTGCTAACTCAGATGATGGTTTACAAATAGTTGAGCAAATATTACCTTTCTTTCAACCAGACTATACGGTAACAATGATTGAAGATAGAACTATGGATATCAAAAGAGATATTCCTTTTGTTTTAAATAGTGTGGATTATGAAGATACTTACGATGGAGATATGACTTCTAATAGAAGAATAATTTACACAATGAATTTTACTGCCAAAATATATCTATATGGTCCAATTACAAGTGGTGCTGTAATTCGTCAGGCAGGTGTTGATCTATACACCAAACCACAATCTGAAAGTCCATCTAGACAAGAGAGAGTTAAGGTTACACCTAATCCTACATCAGCTGATTATGATGATGACTACACATATACTGAAACTTTAGAATTCTTTGATGATGGATTAAATTATGATGAATCCTCAGGACTAGACAAATAATTTCCTACATAAATATTAGTATGAGTAAAATTGATGATAAACTAAATGAAATATTAGATGTGACCGCTGAGCAAATATTGGCACCTAAACCAATAGAACCAAAAGAGGTTACTATAATACCAGAGTCGGCTGATCCTCAAGATGATTTTGAACACGGCCGAGAAAATCTTTATAAGTTAATAGAAAAAGGTAATGAAGCAATAGATGGTATTTTATCACTTGCTAAAGAGAGTGAGCATCCTAGAACATATGAGGTTGCAGGACAATTAATTCAAACAGTAAGTCAAGTATCGCAAGATTTATTAGGTCTACAAAGTAGATTAAAAAGACTAAAAGAAGTTCCTAACAATGCGCCTAAAAATGTAACCAATGCATTGTATGTAGGTTCTACAAATGAATTACAAAAACTATTAAAGAAAACAAAAAAAGATGACGGAGAATCTGAATCCTAGAGAACAGTATCTAGGCAATCCTAATTTAAAGAAAGCATTTACATCTTCAGAATTTACTGAAGATCAAATTGTTGAGCTGTCTAAGTGCATTGAAGATCCAAAATATTTTATAACTAATTTCATAAACATTGTTACCATTGACAGAGGTCTTGTACCATTTGAAATGTATGAGTTTCAAGAAAGAATGGTAGATACTTTTCATAATAATAGATTTACAATTTGTAAATTACCTAGACAGTCTGGTAAGTCAACAATTATTATTGCATATCTTTTACACTATGTTTTATTTAATGAGAATGTGAATGTTGCTATACTTGCAAACAAATCATCAACTGCTCGTGATCTATTAGGTCGTTTACAACTTGCATATGAACATATGCCTAAATGGATGCAACAAGGAGTAATGAATTGGAATAAAGGTTCATTAGAATTAGAAAATGGTTCTAAGATTGTTGCGGCCGCAACATCATCATCTGCTATTCGAGGTGGGTCTTTTAATGTAATATTTCTTGATGAGTTTGCCTACATACCAAACAATATTGCTGATGAGTTTTTTAGTTCAGTTTATCCTACAATATCTTCTGGTAAGTCATCAAAGATTATGATGGTATCTACACCGCACGGAATGAATATGTTTTATAAAATATGGACCGATGCTGTAAATAAAAACAATACTTACATACCTATTGAAGTACATTGGTCTGAGGTGCCAGGTCGTGATGAAAAATGGAAACAAGAGACAATACAAAATACAAGTGAACAGCAATTTCAAACAGAGTTTGAGTGTGAGTTTTTAGGTTCTGTAAATACACTTATTGCACCAAGTAAATTAAAAAATTTAGCACATATTGATCCACAAAGAAGTGGTGACATAGACATTTTTGAAATGCCTAAAAAAGATCATATCTATACCTGTACAGTTGATGTATCGAGAGGTACAAATAATGACTATTCTGCTTTTCTTATTTTTGACACAACGCAAATGCCATATAAACTTGTAGCAAAATATAGAAGTAATGAAATTAAACCAGTTGTATTTCCTAATATTATAAATGAAATTTGTAGAAAATATAATATGGCATATGTCTTAGTAGAAACAAACGATCTAGGTCAACAGGTTGCAGATGCTTTACAGTTTGAATGTGAATATGATAATATGTTAATGTGTACACAAAAAGGTAGATCAGGTCAAATACTAGGGGGCGGATTTAGTGGCAGAGGTTCTTCACTAGGTCTTAGAATGACTAAGGCCGCAAAAAGAGTAGGATGTTCTAATTTAAAATCTTTACTTGAGGGCGATAAACTAGTAATTCAAGACTTTGATACGATTGCAGAATTATCAACATTTATATCTAGGGGTAAATCATATGAGGCTGAAGATGGATGTAATGATGATTTAGTTATGTGTTTAGTTATATTTGCCTGGGTTGCGAATCAACAGTATTTTAAAGAATTAGTTAATATTGATATGCGTAATGCCTTATTTGCAGAGCAACAAAATGCTCTTGAACAAGATATGGCACCTTTTGGATTTATGGATGATGGGTTAAATGAGACTGAGACTGAGACAGATGAGTACGGAGATGTCTGGCATCCAGTAGATGTAGTCAGATAGTCTGTAATTTTTGATACTTATAAATAGTTTAAAGGGTTGACAAAAATTAAGGGTAATTTAAATAATTAAGGAGAAAACACTATGGCATTCCAACTATCACCAGGTGTTCTCGTACAAGAAACAGACCTAACAAATATTATACCTGCAGTAGCCACTTCTATTGGCGCAACAGCTATCGTATGTGAAAAAGGTCCTATGGATGAAATCGTAACCATTTCATCTGAAAAAGAACTAGTAGATACATTCGGTAAACCAGACGGTAATACATACGAATATTGGTTTACGGCTGCTAACTTTTTACAGTACGGTAATACTTTAAAAGTGGTTCGTGCTACAACAGGTAATGTAAATGCTTGTGTATCAGGTACTGCTATACAGATAAAAAACACCCAACACTATCTTGATAACTTCGCAAGTGGTCAAGCAAATGTGGGTCCATGGGCTGCTCGTACTGCTGGAACTCACGGAAACAATTTAAAAGTTTCTATGTGTACAAATTCTAGTGCATTTTCATCTACTGCAACTTCACTCGTCAACAATGGATCAGGTATCGCTGTCGGTGCTACTACGGTCGCTGTTGATAATGGTTCAGAGTTTGTAGTTGGTGATTTATTAGAGTTTGGTGACGCAAGTAGCAATTTCAATGCTGCTCCGTCAGGAGAGTTCTATGAAATTACGGCAATCGACACAAATAACCTAACGGTTAAAAGACATAACAGCACAGGTTCTCAAGGCCTAAAACACGCAGTAGTAGATAACGCTGTGATCAAAAGATACTGGAAATTCTTTGATCAAGTTGATGCTGCTCCAGGAACAACAACTGATGTTTCTAATAATAACGGTGCGAATGACGAAATGCATATCGTTATTATTGATGAAGATGGCGGTATCACAGGTACTGCTGGAACTATCTTAGAAATATTTGAAGGTGTTTCACAGGCTTCAGACGCAAAAAATGAATCAGGTGCTACTAACTACTACGCTGATGTAATATACAATCAATCAAATTATGTATATTGGATGGATCACGAAACTACACTGGCAAATGCTGGTTCTGCTAAGGCAGGTCAGACATTCGATAATGCTGGTTCAAGTGCAACTGCTATATTCAATA